CATATAGGCGTCAAGGATCATGACGGTATTACCGTCAACATTGTACGTTGCCTGCCCCTGCACCAGCGGCACCGAAATCAGATCAACCGCCCATAGGTTAACGCCTTGGTTAGCCCAAGACGCCAGCATCATATTGGTCGCCATCTTAGCGGCCTGCATATGCTCCTGTAGCAGCGCGGTATTCCGCACCCCCGCCATATTATAGGCGTAGAGAGTCAGTTCACCGAGGCTAGGGTTGAAGGCATATGTACCGCTAGTGGTCATGGCTATCCTTTATACAGGTCCAGCCTGAACGATCTTTAGTTCAACCGTCGCACCATTGTAGACATACAGAAAAACACCCCTGCACGGGATATTAAACTCGACTGCCTCATCCCCGCTCAAGCTATCAAGGCCCGGAACCGGGTAAAAGTTGCCGTTGCCGGGGTCAAATCCCGGAGCATTTGGGTCATCGAAAAAATAGTTAACGGTATAATTCCCGCCATCCAGCACTTTGCATTGCAGGCCAATTTGAAAAAAAGCCTGAAAATCGTCTAAGATTACTATTTTATAATTATCGGCGGGCGTTGATACGATTGTGCGGTACTGCATATTTCACCTTTAAGCCGGACCGGCTTGCACAATCCGCATTTGCATACTTCCGGCACCATTTTGTAGAAGTGCAATTGCCCTGCAAGGGGTGGTAAACTGAGCCGATGCTATAGTTGTAACGCTTGTAAGATTTGGAACCGCAAACCAATTAATATTTCCGGGAAGTGCCGGATCAAAGGTGTTTGGATCATCCAAAGTATACAGCGCCGTACCGTCCGCCACATCGGACAGGTTCTCAACCGATATGCCAAGGTTAAACGGGGCCTGAAAATCATCCACTACGATGATGCTATACGCGCCATCCGCAGTAGTTATAGCTGTACGATATTGCATATCAACGCTTGCCTTTCGTAAGCCCTGCGCGAGCAGCGGTAATGTTGTCTACCATATTGGGATATGGCCTCCCGGCGGCGCGGGCCTTTGCCTTAGCAGTCTTAACGCCCTTAACGCTCAAATCTTTGTGCCGAACATTATCTGGAACGGGTTTATCCCAGAAGTTCTTCTCACGGGGTTTTTTCCGGTCAGCCATATCAGCACTTAACGTCCCAGCGTTTTAGGGCAAGATTAATACGACTATTAGGGTCATGCGCGGTCTTGGCAGAAGTCAGCTTCTCCTTCATTCCACACATGCGAGTCCTGAAGTTGTCCCGCCTCTGTGAGGCTGCTGGGCTTTTACTAGCCTCAGAAGCCGTCACAGGGCGTTTTATGTTATGGCCTTCAGCACGGAGAGATTGACGGCCCTTTTCGTTCAGGCCACCAGAAGGGCTTTTGCCTTCTTTTCTCGTCCAAGCACCAGACATAATTACCTCAAGAAAGTGGGGGGCCGAAGCCCCCACACCCCACTAATTATTCCAGATCGGCAGGAAGCCTTGCTTTGAGTTCTTCAACTTGATCTTTCAAAGATTTGTTCTCTTTGAAAAGTTTAGCTGCTTGTCCCATAGCAACGTCTCTCTGACCGGCCAACATATGAACCAGAAACTCAATCTCTGGATCGGGATGCGTAATCATTAGCTAGTGACGATTTGCCAGTTGCCTGAAGCGTCCACGACGAACAGCTTACCAGCCGTTGAGTCGATGCCAAGCGAACCAATGCCAAGGCCAGAAGCAGTGCCGTCAACAACTGAGGTGACAACTTTAATCACGACATTGCCGTTGGAAGCATCTTTAGCCAAACGGATTTGAGCAATCCCGTAAGGTTGCAGGCCGGACGGAGCGCCCGTATCCAGCATGTTCAAGTCCAAGCCGAAGCTAAAGCCGCTGCCGCCAGTGCTGTTGGTCATCGAGATGCCAAAACCAGCAGTAGCTGTCGTCAAGCCACCGTCGCCGTCGAGGAACGCCATAACCGCCGCGTTGGCAGTCGTCGTCGTGTTACCAACAACGCCTAAAACACCCACTTTAGGGTACGTCGAAGCATTGCTGCCTGTGACGAGGTAACGGCCCATCACGCCAATGTAATAATTGGCGGTAGCAGTCAAATTAGAACCATAAACCTGACCCTTTACGCCTTGGGCGCTCGAAGGAGCCGTATTGGTGCTGCTGCCAAAAGGAGAAACTGGGTTGATTGTGCTGAGAACGCCAGCGAACGGGGTCGCCGTATTGGTGCCGGTTACAGTCACATACGGCTGGCTATCCGTGCCAACAATAAAACCATTTTCCGACAGGACCGGACCCGTAAAATGCGTGTTAGCCATTAAAATATCCTCACATGCGAGTTAGGCACATCTGTCTGCATGTCGTCAGCCGGGGCTGTCAGATGCACCGGGATACCCCGGAAAAACCCCCCCACCAGTTTCCCAGTGGAGGGATAATTTAGTTTGAATTAGTCGATGTCCAAAGTCTTGTGACCCTTGGGGGCTGTACCCGCATGGGCCGAAGACAGCGGCGACTTATCTGAACCAGCGCGACCACCAGCCTTGCGGGCCTTACGACCGGCGTGGGCCTTCTTCGCACGGCCACCCGACTTACGCTCTTCAGCTTCGTCGTTGACATTGCTCTGGTAGGTGTAGCGCAGATTCTTGCGCTTCAGATCCTGCTCATACTCTTTAGTGCCAGACTTGGGAGAGTCCATCTCTCCGCCGTTGGCCTTACCTTTACGACCTTTCATGAGGTCTCTCCTGAAAAATGGGGCCTCCCCGGTTAAGGGGAGGCTTACCGATTACGGGGTTGGGAACGAACCGAAGATTGACCGGAAGTTGTAGTAGCCGAACGAATAACGCTCGTAACCCTTCACAAGCAGGTTGTCGGTAACAAAATCGACCTGCATGTCGGTTTCAAACTTTACACGTTCCATATACGACAGACCGTCAATGTTGGTCAGCAAGAACCACGCATAGGGCGAGGTCAGGAAGTCGTTGACCATGTACGATTCCGGCAGACCGCCTGCGGTCATGAGAATCGCGTTGACATCATTGTCCGCACTACCCGGACGCAGTTCCGTCTTGCACAGACGGATAGCAACCGGCTCCAACTGGGGAGGAACAACCAGCTTACGACCACGGGCGAAGACCTTCAGGCCAGCCTGATCCTTGAAGTTCGTGCGGATTGCGATCATCGCATTCAGCAGCGTAGCTTCGTTAAGATCAACCTGAGTTGTTGGCGTATTCGCCACAGTGCCGCCAGTGATCGGATGGTTGAGTGAGCAAAGAGCCACCCCGTCACCGCCAATGGAAGCATTGTAGGTTTCAGCAGTATTCAGGATGTTCGCGCCGTAAATTTCCTTGGTCTGCTGAAAGGATTCGATCAGGCCGAGGTTGGACGGGTGGAACTGGGTCTTATACAGGTTGTCGTCAACAGCCTTGCGAGTGATCGCGTAGCCGAGGCCGATTTCCGTATGTTCCTGATTGTAGATAAAACGCTCACCAGCGTTATTATCGAACGCAGTCTGACCACCTTCGGTCTTCAACTGAGCCAGACCGAGGTACTGCATTTCGGCAGTACGTTCGAGGGCCATGTTCGAGTTATGCCGGGTGAAGATTTTATCGTACTGAGACGGGATCATCTCGTACTTGCCTTCTACGCCACGGAGGCCGGGGAGCAGAAGGTCTTTAATCGCACTAAGATTAACAGCCATTGGTCAAATCTCCTTTAGCTGATGCCGGTCGGACCAGCGCCATTGGTGCGCATGATCTGGTTGTTGAACCCAACAACGACATGATTGTAAGCAGACTCTGGGTCCGCGCCATTCGCTCCCGGCGGGAACGTAATAAGATCAACTACGATAAACGGATAAGTGACCGTAGTGCCGAGGGCATTCAGATACGCGCCGGACGCACCAGTGCTGGTATTGCCAGAACCGATAGCGTACTGAGCATACTGACCGACAGGTGAGGTGCCATACGACGACAGAGTACCGCTGATGTTGAACGTCGTGCTGTTGCCCATAACAAGCCAACGAGCATTCGGATCATCAACAACATAGACAATGACATCGGTGGTCGAGTCCGTACCCGGCCAGTAACGCGACCACACGGTGCGCTTCTGGGAGGTAGACAAGTACTGGCAACCAACAAAGATGCCAGCAAGGGCCTGCGGATCGGAAGGATCGCCCTGCACAATGTAACCAGTCGTGCCATCCTGCTGAACGGGGTCGCCAAAATAAATGGCGGCAGCGTTATAAGCAGCGCGGCGAGCAGACTGGGAGAAAGTCGGAGCGCCACCAGCGCCACCGTAGTATTCTAGAAAACCGAAAGGCGCGTTCACATTCGCCATGACGGGACTCCTCTTCAGGAGGCCATCATCGCTCATCGTGGCGAAGATAGGGCCGGGGTTAATTATAACCCTCCTCATCGTGGGAAGGCGGGCGCGTATGCGCTTGAGGACAGTATATACTAAATATAGAACCATCTGTAAACGATTGTGGCCCAACATAATTCGGCTACCAAATGTACGAAAAGAAACCCCCGCCAGTTTCCCAGCGGGGGTGAGTGTCAGAAGATCAGGTCGAACTGTTCGTGGATGGTTAGCATCTTGTCCAGCAGGCCAATACTAGATGTGTGCTGGAGATAG